CCATCCGGGCCGCCCCCGCAGGGGGAGGGCGGCCCACCAGACGGCCGCTCCCAGACCGGGGGGTCCTAGGGAGCGGCCACGCGGGTGCGGAACAGGGAACCGCCCCGCAGGAGCCCCGTCTCACCTCACGGTGGGGCGGGGCTTCCTGACGTCACCAGGGCACCCACCCGCTGAACACCCACCGCGTCGGGTCCTCCCCGAGCTCCGGTTCGTAGGCCGCCCGCAGCTCCGTGCCCTCCGGCAGATCCGGGGCGACCGCAGCTTTCTCCGGCGGCACCATGTAGTAGCCGCCCCACTCGGCCGGGTCTGCGTCCAGGTCCCCCGCGTCGTAGACCATCTGCTCGCCGTCCATCGGGCCGCCGTACAGGGTGACCGTCTCGCCGTGCGGCCACCGTGCTCCATCCGTCATGGGGGCATGCTCCCACCCGGGCAGCCTGGGCGGGCCGAGTGACCGCATCCGGACACGACGAAGACGCCCCGCCCCTCCCGGGTGGGAGGAGCGGGGCGCGGTGAGTGCGGGGACCTACCGGCCGAGGCGGCGCTGCACCCAGGCAGCCACGGCGGTGAGCGCGGCGGTCCCGGCGGCCATCCCGTAGGCCGCCCACTCGATCGCCTCACCCGGGGTGACGACGTCGAGGGTGAGCGCGGCGACCGCCACGAGGACGGTGGAAGCGAGTCCCTGGAGAGCGGTGCGCCACCCGCGCGAGCGCGCGTCCTGGCGAGTCTCGGCGGCGCTGCCCGGGGTCGGGGTCGGGGCGGCGTGCGTCATCAGCTCACCACCTTCGTGACCTTGGTGGTCAGGGTCGCGCCGACCAGGGCGCCCGGGTCGACGGTGCCGCCGCCCCCGCTGGCCGGGGCCCGGTCGATCATGATCTGGGCCTGGTAGCGGGCGAACGCCCGGTTCACCTGCTCCACCGCGTCGGCGGTCATCTTGTCGCCGTAGCCGGGCAGCGCCTTGGACCCGACGCTCTTCCGGGCCAGACGCACCGCTTCCGCCGTCTGCGGACCGTAGTGGCCGTCGATGTCGCCGACGGCGTCAGCGAAGCCCGCGTTCTTGAGGGTGACCTGGAGCAGCTTGACCGCTTCGCCCTTGCTGTCGAGTCCGAGTCCGAGCATATCTGATACCTCCGTGATGGGTCCGGGTGCCTGTTCGAACGTGCCGGAGCGGACAAGGGCGTAGGCCTTCTCCCCCGGGCACGAGGTGGAGATGAAGTCGCGGTGTCCGAGGACCGCCCCCGCGACGTGGTGGTCCTGCATCAACCACTGCCTGAGGGCGCGCACCGCGTTGATCTGCTCCGGCGTGATGGTGTCGTTGGGGCCGGTGGCCAGCGTCACCGAGTAGTGCGAGGTGTTCCCCCCGGGCTGGGCGGCCTGGGCCTTGTGCAGCCCCCGGCCCTCCACGATGTGGCCCTGGGCGGTCGCGAGGAACGAGTAGCCGATGTCGTCCCAGCCGCGGGACGGGCCGGTGTGGAACGCACGGGTGCGCCGCCAGTAGTCCAGGGACGCGGACAGCGGCTTGCTGGCCAGCCCCTGGTCGACGCTGTCGTAGTGGATAACCAGACCCGAGCGGGGATTGGCGCCCTCGGCCGGGGACGTCGAGGACCAGTCGAGGTCTGAGCGGGTGATGTACAGGGGTGGTCGTGCCATGTGCCCTCCTGGGCATGACGAAGGGCCCGGCGGAAGGCCGGGCCCGGGGGTGGGATGGTCAAGTGACCAGCGTGATGACCACAGTGGTGAGCGTGCCGACCAGGGCGACGATGATCGTGACGACGACGGCGACGATGCTGATCGTCTTCCGGCTGCGGGCGTCCATGTCCGCGCGGGTCACCGCGGCGGTCTCCAGGGTGCCGAGCTTCATCTTGATCGTGTCGGTCTCATCGCGGGTCGTGGCCGTGCGCTCGACGGCGTCGAGCCGGGTGTCGAGTCCGGCGATCTGGCCCTCGTGCTGGTCGGCCCGCTTGTCCTGCTGTTCCAGGCGGGACAGGATCACGTCGAGGCGGCCGTTCGCGGCGGTCAGCCCGACCTCCAGGACGCGGCGCACGTCGGCCAGCGTGGTGCCTCCTTCCTCGGCGGGGCTCATGGGGCGGCCTCGTACTGCGTGGGTGTGGTCAAGGGTGCTCCTAGATGGGCAGGAAGCCCGCTCGGAGCCTCCTCGGGGTGTCGATGTCGTCAGGAAGAGGCGTGGCTGCGGGTCCAATCCACTGGCCGTTGCCCACCGCCAGGTGGGACACCCACAGGTCCGGCGGGATACGGCCGAGCGCCAGGTCCATCGCGGCCCTGGTCTCCGGCCCGGGGATGCCGTCGACCGGGGACAGGCCCCGCAAGGTCTGGAAGTCCTGCACGGCCGCCAGGGTGAGGTTGCCGAAGTCGCCGTCCGCGCCCGCGTCGCCGAGCGAGTATCCGAGGTCGATGAGCTCGGACTGGAGCGCTGCCACCTCGGCGCCCTGGTCGCCCCAGTACAGGGTGGTGCGCCGCCGGAATCGGTACCCAGTGATGTCCAGGCCCCCACTGAGCGCCTGCCCAGTGAAGGTCATCTGGCGCGGGTCCGTCACGGAGTGGCCGAGGTAGAACCGCGCGGTGGTGTTCGTGCCGTCGCACTGCACTTCCACGCGGAGCCACTGCTCCGGACCCGGCGGGGTGCCGCTGAACGTCGGCACCACCTCGGCGGCGGCCAGGTCTGCGGGCTGGAGGCGCGCGCCGACCTGGGCGCTGGCGTTCTCGTAGGACGACAACCCCGTCCCACCGATCGACGCGAGCCACCTGCGTTCGCCGGTCCCCGCGGGGATGGACGGGTGCCACACGTACCAGCGCACCGACCACGGCGCGGACGGCAGGGACACCCGCAGCCGGGGGGTGTCCCCCCGGTGGTACCCGGACGCCAACCGGACCGCAGGGAACCCCAGCACCTCTTGGGTGTCGTCGTAGACCGCGCGGGCGCCGGCGCCGAGGATGGTGACGGTCCCGGTCTGGGCCGAGGCCGCGAGGGACGTGTTCGACACCTGGGTTCCGGAGTCTCCGTCGAGGCGGTTCTCGGCGAGCATCCGGTAGGCGACCTCCGCCCGGTGGAAGTCCACGTAGGGCGAGACGTTGGTGTTGTTCCCGAAGCCGGAGAGCATGACGCCCACTCCACCGGCCGCGATCGTGTCGGCCGCGATGGTCTGGTCGGCGTGCCAGCTGGTCGGCTCGACAGTGCCGTGCGGCCACACGCGAGCGCGCACCCGGTGGCCGTCCGCGCGGGCGCGCACCCACAGGCGGGCGCCCGGGGTGTACGTGATGCCGGTGGTGACCCGTGGGCCGACCATGGTCACGCCTCGGGTGATGTCCATGGTCACGGTGCCGTCGACGGTGAGAATGACCCGGGCCCGGTAGAAGGTGGTGGCGTCGGTGCGGCGTAGGCACACCCCGACGATGAGGGCGTCCCCTACGGACACCTGCCCCGGGCTGAACTGGGCGGTGACCTCGCTGGTCGTCCACGGGCGGTCCAGGTACTGGGCGCGGATGGTGCCCGGTGCGGAGGCCAGGGTCACCCGGCCTACGCCGGGGGTAACGGACCGCTCGGCGACCAGGCCGCCGGACAGCGACCACGCCGGGCCTCCGCCGTCGACGGCTCCCCACCCGGACGCCTCGGTGCGGGAGAACCGGTCCAGAAGAGTGGTCACTTCACCATCACCTGCACGGTGAGGTCCGCGGCCGACCCGGTGCCGACGGTGACGCCGACGGTGACCCCGGCCCGGTCCGGCACCGTCCAGGTCGGGGCGTCCACGACCACGGCCGGGGTGGCAGTGGTGAGCGTGATGGTCTCGGCAGCGGTCTGCACGCCGGTGTCCAGGTCGACGGTGTAGACGACGACGGTCAGGGTGGAGGTGGTCGCCAGCGTCGCCGCCGCTCGGATCGCCGTGACGGTCTGCTCCCTCCCGTCCAAGTTCTGGACGGGGTGCTGGCTGACGTGGGTCTCCACCGCACCCGGCGCCGTCCACACCAGCGGGTGCGCGCTGGAGGTGTACTCGCCGCCGCTGTCCGCTTCGAGGGCCGCGATCCGGTCGCGGAGACCGGCGATGATGTCCGGGTACGACGTGGTCAGCACGGTCCACCGGGGCACGTCCGTGTCCGGGGGAAGCCCTGCCGGGTCCTGGCCGAGGAGCATCCTCTCCACGCCGTCCGGGCCCCTGAAGCGGGGGATGCGGCCGGTGCTGTCGCTGGTGATGGAGGACACCGTGGTGCCGGTGGCGTCCATCAGGTCCGTGATCCGCTCCCCGGTCACGTAGTCGTAGGCCCACAGGGTGACACCCGGGGCGAGCACCGCCTGGTAGCCGAGGATGGTCTCCACCCCGACCTGGTCGCCGGTCGTGACGACCACGTCGGCGACTTGGTCGCCGTACCAGTGACGCGCCATGTTCACCCCCTCCTAGTTGATGTCGAATTCGATGCCGTCGAGCGCGGCCCAGGTCGGGGCGTAGTTCGACCAGAAGGTCATCTGGCCCTGCTCAGGGCCAGCGTTGGTGGAGCGGATCTCCACCCGGGATGTGGCGCCGTCCTCTCGGCGCTCCGAAGCGACGGGGAACCGCACGAACGCTCCTGGACGCGCGGCCGAGGGCAGCACCGCGAAGTAGTCGCCGTTGATCATCGGGCTGTCGGTGACCCGGGTGATGGCACCGCGAAGCTCCACCCGCCCGGGACGCACCCACCGCCAGCTGGGGGAGAAACCGTTGCTGTGGCCCTGGTAGCGGGACGTGCGCAGTGGTAGCGCTTGCCACGTGCCCGGGTAGTCGCTGTCGGCGGCGATGGCCCATTGGCCGCCGTGGTAGTAGACCAGCCTGCCCGTGTCGGTCTCGTAGATCATCGTGCCCGGCGCGGGGTTGATCGGGCGGCTGGTGCTGGTGCACGCGAGCGCCCCGGCGGGGTTGAGGTACACCCTCTCGTCGGTGAGCTGGCTGATTCCTCCCCCGCCCCCGGACCGGCGGCACGACCACAACGGCACGTCGTAGATGGCGTCCGTCTGCGTGATCGCGGGCAGCTGCGGGCTGGACCCGGCGGTGCCGACCAGGACGTGCGGGGACACCTGGTGGGCGGCTACGTCGAGGCGGGCCACCAGCCGGTACGCGCGGGGCAGCGCGCTGCTGTTCGGCGGGATCGGGACGGGCTCAGGGGCGTCCACCGCGAACCCATACCCCGACGCGACGCCGCGGCCGACACCGAGCACGATGGTGTCGCCGGACACCGTGGCGGACAGCGCGGACCCGAAGGTGCGGTCTACCCCGTCCTGGGTGGCGGCGGCCAGCGAGAAGCGGAAGTCGCTCTCGTAGGTCTGCTGCGGGGTGACGCCGTCCGGCTCCAGGTCGTGAGGCCACGAACGCATCACACGCTCCTCTCCAGCGCGCTCACAGCGCGTCGTAGCTGGGTGATCTCCCGGTCCTGCCGGGTGGTGTACAGGCCGCCGGACGTCCACCCGACGGCGGGGGTGATGGTGAGGGTCCCGGCGCGGCGGTCGGCGTCGATGGTCACGGAGGTGACCTGGTCGGTGTACGCGGTGCCGGGCTCCGGGGTGATGGTCACGTAGTCGCCGAGGGCGTAGTGCTGGCCGAAACGCCTGCTCGGGGTGTCGATCAGGTCGGCGGTGATGATGCCGGTGCGGCGGGCCTCGGCGAGCGCCTGGTCCCCGGCGGCGGACAGCGCCCGCTCCGAGGTGGCGGACCGCTCGTCCACGAACGTCTCGACGGACATCCGCCACGCCTGGGCGGCGGCCGAGTCCGAGCGTATGTGCAGCACCCGGTCTCCGCCGTTGCCCTCCCCGCCGACGATCGCGTGCGTCGCCTCGGGTGCGGCATCCCTCCACCGGGCCGAGGCCAGGTTGCCCAGCTCGAAGCTGAACACCGCGCCCGGCCGGTGCACCGGCTCGTAGGTGTCGAACACGATCGGGCCGACCCCGCCGACCTGCTGGCAGGTGACGCCGAGCCCGCCGTGGGCGCCCCGGATCACCTCCATGAGCGGCGTGAACCGGGCCGCGAACTCCACGTCGTCGCCGCGGCCGAGGTCGGGGGCGACGGTCACCTCGCGGGCGGCCGGGGCGGCCGGGTCCCGGCGGGTGCTGGCCCGGCCGGTACCGATGTTCGCGCCCACGAACGCCTTGATGACGCTCTCACTCGCCCCGGTGCGCACGTCCTCGCGGGCCTGGAGGCCGAGGTCGGCGCCCGGGGTTGGCCACGCCAGCATCGCGGCGACGATGGCCAGATCCCCGGCCCCGGACACGGACACCGTGCCCAGCGACGACGCGGATGTGCGTTCCCGCTCGGGGTCCTCCACGCTGCCGGTGAGGATGACCTCCTGGTCCAGAGCGGCGATGATGCCCCACCCGGGGGTTACCTTCTCCCGTGCGGAGGCGTCCATGGTCAGCGACCACGAGGGCACGCCGAGGTGGGACAGGGTGATGGACGCGGTCTCCCACGGGAGCGGCCCCCGCCGGGTCAGGTCGGGGTCGCGGGAGTAGATCTCCAGGTGCCGGGTCACGTGCTCACCACCCCGCCAGGTACCGGGGCGCGAACCTGAGCCTGAGCCGGGTGTCCGGGGTCGCGCCGATCATCTGAGCCGCCAGACGGGTCTCCCCCGGCGGGATCTCCCACAGGGTCGGGAAGCCAACGAAGCTGGGCCACCAGTCCACGCCGCTGCCGTCCACGGCGGTGAGGCCGGTGTCCGGAGCTACGGACGGTGGTCGGCAGTCCACCGTGACCGTGGTCCCTGCGGGGATCTCCTCACCGAACGCCCAGCTCTGGCCCGTGTCCACGTTGCTGACCACGGGGGTGCCAGGCCCGGTGATCTCCCAGATCGGATAGCTGGCGGCGTCCCCGGGGGAGGTGATCGTGGCGGACCCGCCCACCTGGCTGGAGGCGACGCGGAGCGGGTAGAGCGGGTAGAACGGCACCGGGTCCAGAGCCAACCGCCACGCCAGGCTGATCTCCGGCCCTTCGAAGTGCGGCTCCGGCGCCCAGAACTCCAGGCTGGCGTGTTCCTGGCGAGCCCACATCAGGTCATCCAACTCGTCCTCGGACGGGTCCAGGCCGCCGTGGTACACGGCCCGAATGTGCCTCCACGACCCATCCGGCAACTCCACCCTGATCCGCCCCATGGCGATCTCGCCAGCCCGGCGGTGCCGGGTGGACGCCACCAGAGCCCGGTACGCAGCCAGGTACTCCTCCGGGGTCCGGTCCGCCACCACCAGCGGAACCCGCATCAGCCGCGGGCTGTCCCTGTAGTCGTCCAGCCGGGCCGCGCCCGGGGCGGTGGTCGACGTGACCAGCTCCGGCACGACCCGCCCGAACCCGGACCGGCCGGTGACGGAGACGTAGGGGTCGCCGTCGCTGAGGGGGAACTCGTCCCCGTCCGGCGACACCCACACCACCCTTTTCCCCGGCGGGGTCGCCACCTTCGGCCACACCCTCGGCGGGGGTGGCGGGACCGGAGGGGCGATGATGATGAGCGGCATCCTCACCCCCTCCGGCCCGCGCGCACGCGCTGCTGACGGCGTTCCTCAACGCGCTGGAGATCGCGCGCGGTGGTGAACCCGGGCACGTGGTTGACCGTGTAGTAGACGTCCCCACCGGCCACACCGTCCACGGATTGCCCGGCCGGGATGGACACCCCACTGAGGAGCCCGTCGACCAGGCGCTCGAAGGAATCCGTCTGCCGGGGCGAGAGGACCCGCTCCGGCCGGTGCGACATGTTCTCCATGAGCGCACCGTGCTGAGCAACGCCCCCGGTGTCGTACCGTCCAGGCCGCCGAATCGCGATCGGGTTCGGGTACATCCCCCGGTAGGACACCGTCGCGCCCGTGTACGGGGCGTGGATCAGCCGCCCGGCCCCGACGTACCCGGCGACGTGGCCCCGGTGGGGGAAAACCAGGTCGCCCGGACGCTCGTTGCCCTTCGCCACCGGCTGGCCGTAGTTGATCTGGTCGTAGGTGGTTCGGGGGAGCGTCACCCCGGCCCGGTGCCAGCCGTACTGCATCAGCGAGCTGCAATCGAAGCCGCGGATGTTCGCCCCCTGCGCGAACCCGTAGCCCGGCCCCATGACACCGCCGCCGCCCCACGAGTACGGGACACCCAACTGGCTACGCCACGCCGAGACGACGCTGCCCCCGGACTGCATGTGCTTCTTCCAGTCCTGGGCGAGCTGCCGGGCCGTCCCGTCGATGGTCGACACGATCAGCCTCTGAATACTGATCCTCGTGTCTTCGTCGTGGTCGTTCACGATCCGCGCCGAGCTGGGCAGGACCGCGCCGCCGCGCGCGTAGTGGCGCACACCGCCGTCCGCGAACTTCAACGACCCGGACTTGACCAGCTGGCGCATGGCGTACATGGCTTCCTGGCCGCCAGCGGCCTGGACTTCGGCGGCGGTCCACACGTGCTCTCCAGCGGACAGCATCGCCCGGACCCGGTCCTCGGTGGGGCCGCCGGGGCCCTTCACCGCGCCGCCGTCGGCGTGGTAGCTGAGGTGCTCGTCCACCCACTGGCCTTCGCCGCCGGGCTTCGTGGTGGTGTAGGTGCCGCGCGCGGTGACCTCCACCTGGGTGTCCACGCGATCCTCGACGTTGCGCAACATGTCGTCGTAGTCGCTGAACTGCTCGTCGGTCAACCCGACGGTGTTCCGCAACCTCTCCACGTCGCCGCGCAGCTCGTTCTTCTTGCCCTCCAACTCGGTGGTGGTCGCGCCGTTCGCGATCATGGTTTCGATCTCGCGCTCACCAGCGGAGATGACGTCGAGGAGCGCGCGGTGGTTGTTGATGCCCGCCTCGGTGTTGAGGTCGGTCGCGCCGGAGTTCTCGGCGATGGTCTCCGTAGCCCGCAGCAACGTCGAGTTGTAGTTCAGCTCGGCGTCGATCGCGTCCGCCAGCACCGAGTTGACCTCGCTGATGCTCTCCCGGAACGTGTTCGCCGCGTCCGCCGCCGTCAGGTACTGGGCCGAGGTCTCCTCGGTCGCCGCCGCGATCTCCTCCTGGGCCTGCCGCCCGGCGTCGATCTCGGACACAACGGTGGACATCGGGTCGAAGAGGTCTTCGAGCGCCTGACGCTGCTCCTTGGTGAGATCGGTCCACGCCACCCCCGGCCCGTACAGCTCCTCCATGTACTGCTTGAGGAGCTGGGTCTGAGACCCGGCGCGTGCGGCTTCCTCAGTGGACTCGTACAGGGCGCCGGTCTGAGCCAGGGTCACCCCGGCCAGAGCCTCACGGGCCGCCCCTTCCTCCTGGAGGGCCTCGGTGAGAAGGGTCGCGGAGATCCCGGCCTGCTGGGAAAGCTCCAGGAGGCCTTCCTCTTCGGCGCGCTGGATCGTGCGCATCCGGATGGAGTCATCGATCACGCCGTTCGACTCGGCGAACGCCCTTGCCCAGCCTTCCTCGGCGGCGATCTGCTGCGCTTTCTGGTCCAGCCAGGACGCGCCGATGAGCATGACCGCGCCGAGCGCAGCACCGTAGGGCCCGGTCAGGAAGGACGCGGTCGCGCCGAGGCTGCGCTGGAAGCGCGTCGCGCCCCCGGCCTGGAGGTCCTGCATCTGGCCTCTGAACTCGATCATCCTCGGGCCGACCGTGATCAGGGCGCCGGTCAGGAGCGCCAGCGCGCCAGCGCCGCCGCTGATCCCGGTGATCCACTGCTGCTGGGTGTCGTCCAGCGACCCGAACGCGGTCCCGTAGTCGGTGATCCTCTGGGCGACGTCGCCGAGCATGGGCAGCAGCGACTCACCGAGGCTGATGGCCGTCTCGTTGATCGCGTTCTGAGCGATCCGGATCTGGCTTTCCGTCGTCGCGTACCGGGCGGCCGCCTCCTCCACCAGGGCGCTGTTCTCCTCCCACCCGGTGTTGCCGCGCTCCAGGCTCTCGCCCACCATGTCGCTGGCCCCGGCCATACGGAGCAGGGCGTCACGGACCACGATCTCGCCCAGGCCCAGGCGGTCGAGGGTGCCGACGACGTTCTCCCCCTGGGAGTTCATCTCGCCGAGCCCGGCCACGAACTTCTGGGTGGCCGCCGCGGGGTCGTTCGCCCACGCTTCGGCGTACTCGGCGGCGCTCATCCCCGCCACCGACGCGAAACCCTGGAGTTTCTCCCCAGACGTGGTGACGGCCGTGTCGATGGACAGCAGCACGCGGGACACCGCGCTACCGCCTGCCTCCGCCTCCATGCCGATGGAGGCCAGCGACGCAGCGAACCCGAGGACCTCGCCCTCGGTGAGCCCCACAGTCTGGCCCGCGCCTGCGATGCGCATGGCCATGGTCATGATCTCGGACTCGGTCGCGGCGGCATTGTTGCCCAGTTCCACCAGGGACGCACCGAGCCGGTCCACGTCGGCCTGCGGGGTGCCCATGATCGCGCCGAAACGCGCCAGCTGCATCGCAGCCTCTTCGGCGACCATGTCCGTGGCCACCGACATCGCCGCGATGGTCTCCGTGAAGCCGATGATGTGCTGGCTCTCCACGCCCAGCTGGGCAGCGGCGGCGGCGATCCCGGCCAGCTCCGTGGAGGTGACGGGGATCTGGAGGGCGAGATCCCGAAGGCTCTCCTCCAGGCGCTCCGTCTGCTCCGGCGTGGCATCCAAGACCTTGGTGACCCCGGCCCACGCGGACTCCCACTCGATCGCGGCCTGAGCGGCCATGCCGAGTCCGGCGGTGATCGCGGCCCCGGCGATGAGCATGCCCTGCCCAGCACTCGCGAACGCTTCGGCCCGCGCGGCTGCGTTCGCCTCCACCTCGGCGAGGGTGCGTTCGATGTCCCGCTGGAGTTCCTGCTCCAGCCTCGCGACCGCGTTGGAGGCGTCCTCCACCGACCGCTGGTACCGCTCCATGGCGGACCCGGCCCGCTGGAGGCTGCGCTCCAACCCGGCCTGGTTCGCCGACAAGTTGATGCGGAGGTCCCGCTGCTGGGTTCCGGTCGCCACAGGACCACCCCCTACTCGTGGTGTTTGCGCAGGTGGACCTTCACCCCGGCCGGGACGTGATCCTTCGTGTTCTTGAGGTGGCGCTGGCGTTCCGCGATCCGCTCACACCCCGGGCAGGAGGACACCGCCGACAGATACGCCGTGCGGCTGCCCCCCTGAGCCGGGTCCCACTCGTCCGGGCGGGTCCCGCACCCAGAGCACGTCTGCTGCTCGCGGATGTGCTGCCACAGGGCCAGGTCCCGGTCCCTCTTCGGCCACTCCAGGAAGGCGCTGTGCGGGATGCGGTAGTGCCGGGCGACCTCGGCTTCCAGCCTCAGCCGCGGGTCGCGGTCAAGCCTTTTGGGGTCGCGGGGTCCAGAGCCCGGACGCGCCCGTTGACCGCGATCCCCATGTTGTAGATGTCGTTGCGCTCGGACGTGCCGACGTTGTGGTGGATGAAGTCGGTCCAGTCGTCCTCGGACATGGACCCGTCGCCCTCCACGCTGCCGAGGAAGACGGCGTGGAGGTACGCCTCATCGGCCGTCTTCTTCGTGTCGTCGTCGGCGTCGTCGGGCGCGGGCGGGTAGACGTCGCTGAGCGCCTCGAAGACCTTGGGCTCCATCGCGCGGAGGCGGATCTTCACGTAGCAGGCGTCCCGCTTCGCTTCGGCGTCCTCTAGGACCTTCTTCGCCTTGCGGGCCGCGACCTTGTCGGTCTCCTTGACGCCCATGGCGACCTTGCGGGCCATGGCGAGCGCGCTCTCAGCCGCCTGGGTCTCCTCCACCGAGGCGACGCGGCACGGGTACACGGCGACCGGCCGCTCCCGCTGGAGCAGCCGGTCCTTCATGGTGCCGCTCATCCGGCCGCCGCCGCGGGGATGGCCACGTCCTCGGCGGGCTCCTCCACGATGGCGAAGCTGACGACGATGCTGGCGATCTCCGTGCCTTCCGTCGACACGTTCTTGCCCAGGGACGACACGGCCACCGGCCACACGTCCATCGGCGAGTCCACGACGTCACCACCGTGCATGATCACGATGAACCCCCTGGTCCCCCGGGGAAGAATCTCGCGCACGTCGGTGCCCGCGATGTCCTGGGGCAGCGTCAGGGAGGAGTCCTCCACGCTGATGCGGCCCTCGATCGACGGAGTGAACTTCGTGTGCAAGGGGTTGTAGGTGACCCTCGCGCTGGACACCTGCCACCCGGCCGCGGCGGTCACCTCGCGGGTGAGGTCGGTACCGGCGTCCAGCTCAGCGCGGGTCGGCGCGTTCACGTCCGCGATGGTCGGGGTGAAGGTGATCCTCGTGACCCCGGCGTGGACGAACTTCTCGGTGGCTTCGATCTGCGGAGCAGCCATCAGCCGTTACCGCCCTTCTTCTCGTCGGCGGTCTTCGCCGAGGTCTTGACGGGGGCCGCGGCGGCGGGGGTGCCCGGCTCGGGGATCACCTTCCAGCCACGGGCCTCCCAGTGGGGCACCGCCTGGGCGGGGGCGTCATACGCCTTGGGGACGTCGGGGTGCCGCATGCGCACGGTGCGCAGAGCCATCTCTTCTACCTTCCGTATCCGGCCGCGTTCGCGGCGTCGGTGACTGCTCGGTTGACCGCTTCCACGACCCGTCGGCCGTGCATGTCCACAGCCGGGACCAGGTACGGCCTGGTGGACTGGGTGACCCACGTGTCGCGGTCGCCGAACACGGGGTGGCGGAACTCCGCGTTGCCGCGGATGCCCTCCAGCGGTCGGGCGTGCGGGGCGACCCGGCGGGACGCCACGATGGACACCCCGGCCTGGCGCTTCGTGAACGACGTGGCGAGCCGAAGCGACTTCGGGATGCGGGTAGACCACGAGGCCCGCCGTCGGGCGTCCGCGAGGAGCGTTTGACCGGCGGCCCTCATCTGCGGACGAAGGCTCTTGCGCAGCTCCTCGGGGAACCGGCCGTGGTCGCGGATGATCCGCCGGATCGCGTTGCCCGCCCGGTCGAGCGAGACAAGCTCTTCCACGGGGCACCTCCTACCTGCTGGTCATGGCGGTGATGGTGACCAGCACTTCGGCGGTCGCGGCCACCCCGCCCTCTACGGCGGCCTGCTCCCAGGTGACGGTGCTGATCTGAGCCATCAGGCACGCCCCGCCCAGCCGCCGGTCTGCCAGCAGCCCCGCGTTGAAGGCGTTGACCAGCGTCTCCACCCGGTCGCGGACCAGCCGCATGTCGGGGTCACCGCGCTCGGAGGAGCACAGCACCGGCAGGTCGTACACCTCTTGGTCGCGGGTCGCGGCGGCGTTCTGCCGGGTCTGGTTGATCTCCGTGGTCGGGCGGACCGGCGACCAGCCGACCACCACCACGTCGGGGTCCTGCTCCACCAAGGGCTGGCCGTCGATGACCTGGACGCCGGCGCCGCCGATGTCGGGTGCGGTCTCGCACAGGGCCACCAGGGCGGCGAGCACGCGCGGGACGCTCGTTGCGGACGTCATGGTCACCCCACCAGCGGTTGGTCGGTCGGCTCCCGGCCGAGGCCGAGCAGCTCTCGGACCCGGTAGGGCATCGAGTAGGCGGTGCCCGGCATGTAGCTGCCGTCGGACGCGCCCGCCACAGGGCGAGTCGCCGACCCGCTCGCGCGCTGGTTCTGGCTGTTGGTCCACAGGTGCCGGACCAGCTCCAGACCAGCGAGGCGGATGTGCCCAGGGACGTCGTCGGCGGTGGCCGCCCGCCCTGCGGTGTAGGTCACCTCGGCGGCGCCGTCGCCGACCGGGGCCCGGACGACACCCTCCGGGGAGAGCACCTCCCAGCCCGGCGTGGTGACGTCCAGGACCGGCCGGTGGTGAAGCACCGCCCGCCCGCCGGTCACCGTGACGGTCTCGGCAGCGGGGACGGCCAGCACCTCACCGATGCGCTGGCGGATCATCTCGCACGCGGCGTCGATGAACCCCGGCAGCTCGCTGTCGGACGTGTTGGTCACCTTGTTGAGGTGCGCCTTGACCTCTTCGGTGTCCAGGAACGGGTCAGGCTTCGCCGTCAGCACCGGCGCCCTCGCTGTTCTGCTCCGGGCCGTCGCCGTTGGCGGGCTTCTCCTGACCGCCGTCGTCCTGCTCCTGGCCCTCGGTGGGTTTCTCGTCCTGGCCGTCGCTTCCCTGTTCCCCGCCGGTGTCGTCGGCGGGCTGGCCGTCCTTCGCGGTGGTCTTGCCCCGGCTGCGCTTCGTCTGCTTCGGGACGTCCTCGAACAGGTCGGCTCGCCCCTTCACCAGCGGGTGGTTGTCGGGCAGCTCCGCGCCGACCGGGTACACCCGCACACCGGCCGCGAACGGCGTCTTCACGCGCTTCACGTGGTCCTCCAATCCGAAGGGGCGACACCCGTGGTGGGTGCCGCCCCTGCCCGTTGGTGCGGTTACGGGGTCGAGTCGCCGACCTGGAGCAGCCGGAACGCGTTGGCGTCCAGGACGTCGCCGCCCATACGCCAGTGCGCGAACCAACCCACCTGGCCGGTCGGGCGCCGGTTGGGGCCCTTGACCAGCGGCTCGTGCTGCACGGTCATGCCGATGCGGTCCACGATCTGGTACTTCTGGAAGTCGCCGAGCAGCAGGATGTTCGCGTTGTCGGCGACCGCGCGGGCCATCTCCGAGGACTTGCGGGTGGGCACGCCGAGCAGCTGCGCCGGGGTGCCCGCGCCGAAGTCCGCCCAGAACGCGTGCGACTGGTTGGTGGTCGCGAACTGGCGGGCGAGCAGGTAGATGTTCTTGTTCGCGACCCAGTTGAGGTTGTTCTCGTGGCGGGCCGGGATCTCGCCGAGCATCGTGTAGACGTCCTCGGCGGCGAACGTCCCGGCGGTGCCGGTGGCCACCACGGACGCGGCGGTCGCGGCGACGGCGGTGACCACACCGCGCGGGCGGGTGGTGCCGTTGCCGGTGGCGAAGACGCGCGCCTCTTCGTCGTCCTTCGCTTCGGCCAGCAGGGTGCCGATCTGGGAAGCGATCGGGGTGTCCTGCACAGCCTCGAAGGACGCCTGAAGGTAGCTGCCCGCCTTGTGGGTGGGGATCTCCGGCTGAGTGAACGTGGGGCTGTTCTCGGTGGCTTCCTGGGCTTCGGCCAGCCACTCCGTGGTCACCCCGTCGCTGGTGATGCCGTGCCAGACGTTCGTGGTGATCGACACCTGGCGGCTGATCTGACGGAACGGGTTGGTGGTCCCGTCGCTGGTCATGATGATGGTGGGGTCCAGGAAGAACGGCACCAGGAAGCCACCGGCCGAGTCCGTGCCGATGTTGATGGCGCGCAGGTGCGCGTCCGCCATCCGAAGAGCGTTGCCCTCAGCTCCGGACAGCTGCCAGGGCTGCACACCGCCGAGCACGGCCTCGAAAGCGGCCTCGTAGTCGGGGCTGCCGGTGAGCAGCATGTGGCGCGAGATGCGGCCGTGCTTGTCGCCGCGCTCCACCAGCTCGGTGGCGCGCTCCCGGTGGGTGTCGGACACGTAGTCGGGGGCCTGCTCGATGGCGTCCAGGGCCCGGGACCGCAGGTCGGTCGTGCCGAGGGTGCCGGAGCGGACCGCGTCGAGGTCCCCGAACGGGCCGGACGCGGTGGCATTCCGGGTGTGGACGTCCACACCGCCGCGCTCGGTGGAGCGACTTCCGCCAGCGGCCAGGGCGCTGCGCATCCGGTCGATGGTGGCGGCGCGGCTGGCCAGCGGCTCCCGCTCCTCCACCAGAGTGCGCTCCTCGGTCTCCAGCTCCTCGAAGCGGGACACCTGTTCCTCGGTGAGGGCCTCCTCGATGTCGGCGAAGGCGACCAGTTCGGCGCGGACCTCTCCCAGGCGGGAGTCGATCTCGCCGAGGCGGGCGCGGATGTGGCCGACGTTGTCGCCTCCGGCGATGAGGCGGATGGGGCGGCCGTCCCGGCGGTAGCCGAGGATGGCGCCCGGGGCGGTCGGTACAACGGGGTGGTTCACAGCAGACCTGCTTTCCGCAGTCGGGCCCGCACGTGGTGCGGCGTCATGATCGGACCCGAGTGACCGGTGGTGGTCGGCTCGTCCGTGACGGCCCCCTCGGTGGGGGTGTCGGTGTGGTCTCCGGCCCCCGTGGGGGTGGTGGACGTGGTGAGCGCGCGTACCAGCTCCGCGCGGTCCTCATCGCTCAGGCCGGTGATCCCGGCGAGCAGGGACCGGACGCCGAGGATCTCCGCGCCCTCGTAGGCGGGGATCGGCGTCGGCCCGTACTCGGTGAGCCGGATCTCCGTCCGGGTGATCGTGGGCAGCTCGCCGCCAGTGCGCCGGCGGGGCACGCGGGCGGGGTTGGACTGGATGAACCGGCCGGAGAACGACTGCCCGCGGATGCTGCCCTCTCGGATCGCTTCGAGGATCTCGTCCGCCAGCGGCGTCCGGTGGTAGCGGGTGCGGGTGTACAGACCGCGGCTGTCGGCGCGGATCTCCAGCGGCGTTCCGATCGGCACGGACCCGCGCTCGGAGCTGGCCCCGTGGAGGGTGCGGCCGTGGTTGTAGAACACCGGCAGGCGGGTGCCGCGCTCCGCGATGGTCTTCTCGAACGCCGTCCGGCCGATGACCTCCATGTAGTGGCCATCCTGGTCGCGGATCTCCGTCGGGGTGTCCCACACAGCGGCGTAAGCCTCCACGGTGCGGCCGTCGCTGTCGCCGGTGACCGAGATGTCCTCCAGCGGGAACGACCGGGTGAACGTATTCACTTCGGGTCCTTCGGGTCGACGGTGGCCGGGTCAACCACCGTGGGGACGGTGTCCGGGCTGATGGGAGCGGCCTTCGACGGCACACCGGACGGACTGTCCTCGGCGGCGTTCGCGGGCCGGAGCTGCACGCTGTAGAGGCCGGAGTGCTCCAACAGCCGGAAGTTCTCGGACGCGACCGCGGGCACGACAGTGTCGGAGTCGTACCCGGCGTCGATCAGGGTCTTGATGGTCTGGGCCTGCCGGTTCTGGATCGTCGCGGACGCGTCGCGGTCCTCGCGGAGGAAGGCCACGTCGCGGTCGTCGTACCAGAGCTCGCTGTCGGCGGGCACGTCCACGATCGTGGAGAGCGCCTGGGCGGCGGACCGCCACAGGGGCCGGATGGTCTGGTCCGCGAACGCGCGCCGCGCCTGGCTGTAGTTGCTGTAGGTCGCGGCTTGGAGGCCCTCGGAGAAGCCCGCGATGATCGGGGGCACCCCGGCGGCGGCGGCGATCCGGGTCTCTCCGGCTCCCTGGGTCGACGTGAACGTCAACTGCTGGAGGTTGTTGCCCGCGTTGGTGACCGTGGCACCGCCGCCGAGGAACAGGGTCTTGTAGGCGTTGGCGGCGCCCTGGTGGTTGGCGTTGAACGTCTCCATGAACCGGGCGAACATCTCCGGCGTCACTGACGACGGCAGGGTTGCCACCAGGCCGGACACCGCTCCGTTCTCGAAGTACTTGAGCTTGTGCGTCGTGGCCGCGTTGTCCGCGGTCATCTCCCGGGTGATCGGGGTCATCCACGACATGCCGCGCTGCATGAAGTGCGGGTCCGGGATCGGGGCCCAGTGCGCGACTTCGTTCGGCATGAGGAAGTGGTCCTCGGGTGCACCGTTCGCGGACCCGTGCGGGTGGTAGATGTAGCCGAGCAGCTCGCCGTCGATCGCGTCCCCGGCCAGCTCCGGGTCGGTCTCGGACCCGACCACGATCGTGACCCAGTCCGGACGGAGCCGCTTCAACCGGCCACCACGGTGGAGGGTGAAGCTGTTCCCGGCGGCGTCGGCGTCCTGGATCATCCGGCCGAGCAGGTCCGTGGTGTGCCCGCCGGTCCACGGGTTCCGCAGCACCTCTAGGGCGTCGGACCCGTCGTCGTGGAGGTCGCCGGGACGACCGTCCTTGAGCTTGCGAAACAAGAACCTGGCCTCCGTGAACACCTTCGCGCGTGCCTGGTGGGCGGCGAAGACGGGGCCGTTGGACTTGAGGATCGCGGCAGCCTGGAGGTACTCGGCGCACGGCTGCTCTTGCCCAGACCGGGCGGGCCCGGTGGGCATGGACCAGATCGACGGCGGGGTGATCGTCCCGCCGGACCAGTCCTCCAGCAGCGACCGGTCGCGGGCGCGGGCGCGGGCCCGGCCGAACAAGGACGGCATCAGGTACTACCTCCGTCCGGGTTGTCGTCGCCGAGGTCGACCAGGAACACCAGCAGCACCCCGGCGAGCAGTCCGCCGACGGCGAGCCCCCACCCGGTGCCCAGCTCCATGCCGACACCGACCGCGATGGCGGCGACGGCCAGGGCGAGCCCGACACCGACCAGGGCGGGGCGGCTCATCCGTACATGACCCACGGCTCGGACACCTCCTCTTCGTCGATCGGAGGCTCACAGGCCCACTGGTGCGCCATCACAGCGGCGATGGCGAGGTCGATCTTGCGGGGCGAGTTCCGGGAGTCCTTGCGGAGCCTGCTGCCGCGGCTGTCGGTGTACACGGTGCAGTTGTCGATGTGCCGGGCCAGCCGTTCGTCACCGGAGTGGGTGAGCTGCTGGTTGAGCACGGCCTCGTAGAACCTCTGGGTGGCGGGCACCATCCGCGCGGGGGACTGCGGGAACTCCACGATCGGGAGTCCTTCGTCCTCCAGGACCTGGTAGGTGCGCGACCACCGGTAGGGGTCGCACGCGATGAACTGCACGTCGAACTTCCGGCACGCGGCGCGGATGGCGTCCTCCACCTGCATGATGGGAACCCGCCAGTCGAGCCCGGCCTCGGGAGGCTTCTCCCAGCACTCCACGACGTCGATGTGCGGGTGCTGGTCGTCGTCGCCCAGCTCCACCGCGACCAGGGCCGTGGAGTCGTTCGAGAAGCTGCCGTCGAATCCGAGCACCACGCGGGCGCCTTCGGGGATCGGCCGACGGTTCTCGCACGCGGGCCACGTCCCCGCGGGGAGCCACGCGGTCGCGGCGGACACCCACTGGTTGCACCGCTTCGTCCGCCACTCCGCTTCCAGCGTCTTCAGGACACCGGACTCGAAGTCCTCCTGCGACACGAGGTCGGCGAACCCGGGGTTCGCTTCCCGCCAGGTGTCAGCGGAGCGGTGGTCTGCGTCCGGGTTCTCCGGCTCCCACCAGCCCATGAAGAAGCTGGGGTCGCTGATCTCGCCGGTAGCCACGCGCCGCCCGTACTGGTACATGCCGTAGCAGAGGGAGTCCTTGCCGGTGGAGTCCGCGCGGACACCCGCGGTCGTGATGCCGATCATCAGCGGCTCGATGCGGGCACCCATGGCCAACGCCATGACGTCCCACAGCGTCCTGTCCGGCTGGGCGTGGACCTCATCGAAGATGACGGCGGTGGGGTTCAGCCCCTCCTTGGTGAAGGCTTCGGCGGACAGGACCCGGTAGACGGTGCCGGTCGCCTTGACCTCCATCGTGTCCTTGTAGAGCTTGATGGCGTCGGCGAGGTCGGTTTCCATCTCCACCATGCGGCGGGCGGTCCCGAAGACGATCCGCGCCTGTTCCTTGTCGGCGGCGCACGAGTACACCTCGCCGCCGGGCGGTCCGGCTACCAGGCTGTGGAGGGCGAGCCCGGCGCCGAGCGCGGACTTCCCGTTCTTGCGGGCCACGCCGATGAGGGCCTGGCGGTGACGGTAGCGGCCGTCCGGTCGGCGGGCGTAGACGTGCTCCAGGAGGCTGCGCTGCCACGGCCGGAGCACCATCGGGCTGCCGCTCGGCCCGGCCACGCTCTCCTTGGTGATGCGGCACAGAGCCGTGATGAACTCGGCGGCGAACTCGCCGTCACCCCGGCGGAGGTCCTCTTCGGGCACGGGGGTGAGCCACCGAGGCGGCCAGGCGTCACGCGCCACGGGTGTCCCTCCTCGCGAGCAGCTCTTCGAGCTTCGACTGGCGCTTGACCTCGGCGTAGCCGAGACGCCCGCGGTCGCTGGGGTTGAACCCGCACAACCCTTCGAGCTTCGTCATGTGCGACTCGATGTCGCGGAGCGCGTTCACCAACGGGTTGATCCGGTCCTGTCCCATCGACCCGGGCACCAGGTATCCGGTCGCCGCCAGTTCCGCACGAACCGCCTCACGCTCGTCGTGGTACTCGCAGAGCCGGGTGAGGATGTCCAGGTCCGTCTGCGGGGAGAGCCACGCCTGCCCGGCGGTCCACAGCCGTTCCCAGACCGCGCGCCCGGCCGTCTGGAGGGTGATCGGCACGGGCGGGATGCCGGTGGCCGGGGCGAGCGGGGCGGTCTCCACCTTCGCGGGCAAGCTCTCCTTGCCGGGGTTGCCGCGCTTGCGCTTGAGCTCCAGCGGCTGCTTCGGAGGACCGGGCACGGTCACCCCCTGTAGCCGTAGGGCCGGAAGCCGGGGCCCTGAAAAATCGGTTCTATCCTCCGGCGATGTGCGCCAGCGGAGGGCGCGGGTCAACCCCTGGCCTGCTGACCTGCGCGGGTGGGGGTGCCCCCTCCCCCTCCGGCCTGCCGCCTGACCTGCACAAACGCCGTCAGGTGCGCTGGTTCGGCGGGGTCCAGTCCGGGTTGTCCTGCCGGGAGCTGTTACAGCCTCGACATGACGGAACGTAGTTATCAAGCGTGGTCAAGCCACCAAGGGCACGAGGCACCAGGTGGTCAGCCGTGGTGGCAGGGGCACCGCACCAGTGGCAGGGCGGGTCACCCTGGAGGACGATGTCCCTGAGCTTGCGGTGTCGGTAGCCGAGACCGCGAGCTGATGACGATCCGCGCTGCTGGTCGCGCTGCTGCTCGCGTGCCGCACCGCATGACCCGCACCTGGACCCTCGGCGGGTCAGGTGCCCGCAGTCCAGGCACGGACGTCTAGGCATCGGGCGGTGTCCAGCCGAGCGCGAGCAGCGTCTCGCGGGTCGCGTCGGGGATGTCCACGATCATCTGTCCGGAGACGGTGGAGGCGTCGCGCACTACCACGTCGAGGGTGAGCCGGGGCTCGGTGTCGGCGCGGGCGTCGAGGGTGAACCCCCGGAGCGAACGGGAGACCGGGACGCCGCTGATCGTGACGGCCAGGTCGCGGTAGCCGGGTGCGAGGCCGCTGATCTGGACATCGCGCGCACGTGAGGACATGGAGGGCTCCTTCGTCGTGGAGGGGCAACCGGTCATCGTGGTGGGGCGTCTCAGGTGCACAACCCCCGAGGCGAGGAGATCCGCCATGTCCCTGTCCCGCGTGTCCTTGGCCACTGCTGCCGTCGTGCTCGCCGTAGCCGGATGCGGTGCCAGCGAGGAACCTGCCGACACGACCGAGGCCAACACCACGGACACGGTCAGCGTGATGATCCGCCTGGTCACCGACACCGGGAACATCGCCGTGAACTACGACGACGTGTCCTGTGTGTGGATGGGCACGGCCTACACGCTGCGGGACAGCGGCGGGGAGATCATCGCGGCGGGTGATGTCGAGAGCGACCTGGAAGGTGAGGCCGAGGTGGGCGGTGAGACAGGGCTGCTGGCCGAGGTTCGGAGCGAGGACCCGTATGAATGCGGGCTGCCGTTCACCATCCCCGACGTGCCGCGCGCGGAGTTCTACGAGCTGGAGGTGTCTACCATGGCGCCGCATTCCCAGGAGGCGGCGGGTGACGCTGAGGTCGCTTTCGAGGCGTCCGAGGCGCTGTCGGGGTACTTCGAGGTTGAGGTGGGGGAGTAGAGAGCCCCGGCCGCTCAACGCTCCGCCCTCGGTGCGGAGCGGCCGGGGTGCCGCGCACGTCCGCGCCCCCTCAGTCGCGGTCGTGCGGGTGGTGCCCGGCGGGGCCAGCGGGAGTCAGTGACTGGCGCGGCACGGGCACGTCATGGTGGTCTAGGGCTTGGCCTGGATGCGGCGCAGGTCGCTCTCCAGACGGTCCTTGAACTCGCTGTCGAGCACCCGGTAGGCCGGGGTGCGCACCACCACGGGTTTGTGCATACCGACCGGGAGGACGGCGAGGCGGTCGGCACCGAACATCCACACCTCACCGGGTGCGTCGATTCCGTCAGCCATGAGGGTGGCGTCGATGCGGTCCTTACCGAGAACCAGCACCGGCCGGTCCGGCTCAGGGGACGTCGGGGCGGCAGTGGCGTAGGCTTCCCCGTCGCTGACGTCCACGGGCCCGGCGAACACCAGGACCGGCGGGAGCCCGCGGTCGGCAAGCTTGTCCAGGCCCTCGCTGTAGCTGGGGATGTGGTCAGGGTCGACGTAGTCCACCACGAGGACGGTGCGGTCTCGGACGGTGCCGTCAGGCAGGGTCTCGGTGCCGAGGAAGACGGGGCGTAGGCGCGGCAAGAGACCTCCAGGGCGAAGGGGGCATGAGAAAGGCCCGGGAGCGTGTGCTCACCGGGCCTCGGGTCTGTGTGTGGATACAGCTCCGCTAAGGCGCTGAATCTTTCGCAAGGATAGCAGGTACCCGCCGCATTTGCGCAAGCCTGTTCGACTCCGCCTTGAAGACGTCGCTGAGCCAGTACCGGCGGGGCCGCGCGGTGGGGTCGATAGCGACCAGATACCGGCGGTGGACCCAGGTGTCGATGGTGGCCCGCGCAACCCCGACCTCGGCGGCGGCCTCGGCGGCGGTCACCTGGATGTCGCCGGTCACGGGGCCCACTCCTGCTGGTAGTCGGGGTGGTCGGCGTAGACGGCAGCGAGGTGGCGCACCGTGTCGCACGGGGCGGGGGTGGGGTCGGCCCCGTGGTCTCCGGAGCACGACCAGCAGTCGCCGGACCAGTGGGAGGAGTGGAGACCCACTACCGCCCGCTTCGCCACGACATCCCGCAGCACGCGCTCGGACGCCACCACGAGGAACGGCGGGTCGATCGATCCTCGGGTAGTCATCGCCCGCAGTTCTTCGGGCGCCTGCCACTGCGGCACCCGACGCGCCACTTCCTCGTCTTCGTCGAGCCGGGCGGTCAGGAACTCGGTGATGGTCATGCAGTCTGCTCCCAGCGGTCGAGGTCGGCGGAGGCCTGGTCGAGGTCGTCCCGGTCGGCGGCGGGCCACCAGTGCCGGGTGGGCCGGTCGGGGTCCGCACAACCGCACCCAGCCTCCTCGCAACGGCAGGAGGCGTTGACGCACCGGATGATCCCCCGGGCCGGGAACGCACGCAACGACTTGGCCCCGCAGATGTAGCAGCGCGTCGGCAGCGCCCGGACTTCCTCCGCGTCGCCGAGCGCCCACCGCACCGTGGCGTGGATGCGGCGGATCTCGCTGAGCAGGTGGTCGGCCAGGTCCTCGTGGGCGACCGCGCGCGGCACCAGCTTCACGAGCCGGGTGATGTGCGCTTCGGGCCCGACCACCGGCCGGAACCCGCGGGTGGCCAGCTTCGGCCGGGCCGGGGCCGGGACGTCGCCGAGCCCGTACTGAACCGCGCGCACCAGCACGCCGAGGTCCCGGTCGGCGCGCGCCAGCGTGGACGGGATGGTCAGGTCCCCCGGCGCCGGGGACGCCCCGATGGGGGTGATGCCGCGGCGCATCTGCTCCAGGGTGTCGGCCCGTTCTGCTGCCCACCGGCGGCCAGCGGCGGCGATCTGGGCGGGGCCCGGCGCGGGGGTGGGGCGGTGGATGCGGCCGGTGGTTCGGGTGAGGAGACGGAGGTCGGCGCGGAGCCGGTCGAGGGCGGCGAGTACGCGGGTGGCGCGGGCCTGCACGGCGGGCTGCTGGGTGTCCATGGGTCCCCCGGGGTCATGTTGGCGGTCGGTGGTCGGGCCCGGGGGTACACGGCAGCGTGCACCCCCGGCGGGCGGGTGGATCAGTCGGCGCGGCCGTTGAGGACGCGGCGGACCCATTCGGCGTCGGACTCGGCCACGTGCGCCCCCGCCGATCGCATGACGATGATCTGGACGGGCTGACCGTCAGCGTCTCGGTCGCTGCTGATGAACGCCCCCCAGGGCTGAGAGCCGCCAGTGGGCGGGGTGTGCCCATCAGGGCAGTGAGGGCAGTTCAAGTCCGCGTTCCACCAGTCGATGGGCTCGGGGTCGATCCACTCGATGCGGGTCGCCCCGCCGTGGCCGTGGATCGCGATGGCGTCGTTGATCGATTCCCAGTGGACGGTGGAGGCGCGACTGCCGCGCCAGCGGACGGTGGCGGTGCTGTCGGGCCAGCGGACGCCGTTGGCGACATGGCCGGTGCCGGATGCGCCGGTGACATCGTGGTCGCGGATGAGGCGGAAACGGCGGGGCTGAGTCATCGGGGCACGGTTCCCTTCGGGCGGGCGGGTCAGTGGGTGAGGCGGTAGCCGCGGCGGAGCCCGGCGGCGGCCAGGCGGTCCATGGCGCGGCGGTGGGTGGCGCCGGAGCCGCCGTAGCGGGTGGCCAGGCC